CCGCAACCGATCCGCCAGGCGCTGCTGCTGCTCATCGCGCATTGGTACGAACACCGCGAACCCGTCGAGATCGGCGCGACCGCCACCACCATTCCGGCCGGCGTGTCCGAGCTGCTCATGCCCTATCGGCGGCGTCAGCTATGAGGCGCCGCACGATCGGACGCCTGCGCCACCGACTCATCCTGGAGTCGGCCAATCGCGAACCCGACGGCGGTGGCGGCGCATCGGAAACCTGGACCACAGTCGCCGAAGTCTGGGCCGAGATCACGCCGACCGGCGGCACGGAGGCCGTCGAAGCGGACGCTCTCACCGGACGGGTCTCTCACGAGATCGTCGTGCGCCATCGGTCCGGCGTCGCCCCGGCCATGCGCTTGCGCAGCAGCACGCGCCTCTTCGAAATCGCCGCCGTGATCGACGTCGACGAACGCCGCCACTGGCTCAAATGTCTCTGCGTGGAGCGTGATCTGTGAAAATCGCCGTCACCTTTTCCGGTCTGGAGCCGCACCGCCTCGCGGAGCACGTGGAGCGGCGCCTGCGCGAGCGCCGTGCGTCGCGCGCCACCGCCGCCGCGCGCCCGATCAATGATGCAGGGACCTCGCCGCCGTCTCGCCCCGCCGGCCGTCCGCCGCGTCGCGACCGCAAGAGGTAACTCATGTCCAGTGCCGTCTGGGATCTCCAGCAAGCGGTCCACGCGACGCTTGCCGCCGACAACGGCGTGCTCGCACTCCTCGGCAGCGCCCGCGTCTACGACGACGTCCCGCGCGGCGCCGCATTCCCCTACGTCTCGCTCGCCGCCTTCAGCGCCCGCGACTGGGCGACCGGCACCGAGCCTGGAACGGAGATCACATTCACCGTGCACGCCTGGTCGCGCGGCGCCGGCCACAAAGGCCCGCACCTCCTCGCCGAAGCCGTCCGCAGCGCCCTGCACGACCAGCCGCTGACGCTCGCCGATCATCACCTCGTCAACCTGCGCCACGAATCGTCCGAGACGCGCCGCGAACGCGACGGCGACACCTACCGCGTCATCGCCCGCTTCCGCGCCACTCTCGAGCCCACACCCTGACATCTGACCACCACCCCCCTCAGCCAAGGACCCCACCTGCATGGCCGCTCAAAAAGGCAAGGACCTCCTCCTCAGGGTCGACTCGACCGGCATCGGCAGCTTCGCAACCGTCGCCGGCCTGCGCTCGCGCTCGATCTCCTTCAACGCCGAGACGGTCGACATCACCCACGCCGATTCCGTCGGCGAATGGCGTGAGCTGCTCGCTGGCGCCGGCGTCAAAAGCGCCCGCATCGCCGGCACCGGCATCTTCAAGGATGCCGCATCGGACTCGACTATCCGCGCCTACGTCTTCGACGGAACCATCCGCGAGTGGCAAGTCGTGATCCCCGACTTCGGCACCGTCGAAGGCCTCTTCCAAATCGCCTCGTTCGAACTGTCCGGCCGTCACGATGGCGAGGTCGCTTTCGAGATCACGCTCGAGTCTGCCGGCGAACTCACCTTCACCGCGCCCTGAGGGAGATCGCCATGGCCAATCTTCACCGCGGCGAGATCGACGCCGTCCTCGACGGCCAACCCCTCCGGTTGTGCCTGACGCTCGGTGCACTTGCCGAACTCGAGAGCACCTTCGGCAACGACGACATGCTGGCCGTCGCCGAGCGGTTCGCCCGCGGCCGTCTCAGTGCGCGCGACGCCGTCCGCATCATCGGGGCGGGCCTGCGCGGCGCCGGCCACCAGGTCACTGACGACGCGGTCGCGCGGATGCGCGCCGAAGGCGGTGCCGCCGGCTTCGTCGACATCGTCTCGCGTCTTCTCAGCGCCACCTTCGGCTCCACCGACGACGTCGCCATGGCCAAGGCCGAGCCTACGCTCCCCGCATCATCCGGGTCCCGCGAGGTCGACGGCGGCAGCGGCCCTTTCCCTGGCGGGACGTGATGCGGACCGGCTTCGGCCTCCTGCATCTCGCGCCCGATGTCCTCTGGTCCATGACCCCGCGCGAGTTTGCCGCGGCGATCGAAGGCGCGCTCGGGCCGCAAGCCACCCACGGTCCTATCGACCGGCGCACGCTCGACGACCTGATCGCCCGCTACCCTGACAAATAGGACCAGCTGCCCATGCCCGATACCGCCGACGACATGCAGATCAACGTCACCGCGGATACCAGCGCGCTGCGCGAGGAACTGCAGCGCACGTCGGTCATTGGCCGCCAGTTCAGCCGCTCGATGATTACCGCATTCGACGGCATCGCGATCCAGGGCCGCTCGCTCGGCGACGTCCTGCGCAATCTCGGGCTCTCGCTCTCCCGCATGGCGCTGAGCGCCGCCTTCAAACCGCTCGACCGCGCGGTGAACGGCATCTTCAGCAGCCTCTTCTCCGGCGGGTTGGGTTTCGCCCACGGCGGCGTTCTACAGCGCGGCACGCCGATCCCATTCGCGAAGGGCGGCGTCATCGCCTCCCCCGTTGCGTTTCCACTTTCCGGCGGACGCACCGGGTTGGCCGGCGAGCGTGGCCCGGAGGCAATCATGCCACTGACGCGCACCGCCGACGGCCGCCTCGGCGTTGCAGCCGCGGGCGGCGGCAGCCCGCACATCACGATCAACATCGCGACACCCGACGTCGAAGGCTTCGCGCGCTCTCAGACGCAGATTGCGGCGCTCGCCTCGCGTGCCCTCGGCCGCGCCAACCGGATCATGTGACGAGGCACCGCCGCACACGATCCAGTGCGTACCTGACGGAGCGACGACACGATGAGCTTTCACGACATCCGCTTCCCGACCGCCATCTCGCGTGGCGCGACCGGCGGACCCGAGCGCCGCACCGATGTCGTCGCACTCGGCTCCGGCCATGAGGAACGCAACAGCCGCTGGGCGGACTCGCGCCGCGCCTACAACGCCGGCTACGGCGTCAAGTCACTCGACGATCTCCACGCCGTCGTCGCCTTTTTCGAGGAGCGCCGCGGCCGCCTCTTCGGCTTCCGCTGGAAGGACCATGCGGATTTCCGCTCCTGCCCACCCTCCAACACACCGACCGCCCTCGATCAATCCCTCGGCATTGGCGACAGCACCCGCACATGCTTCCCACTCGTCAAGCAGTACGGCGCCGTCCACGCGCCCTGGCAACGTCGCATCGCCAAACCGGTCATCGGCTCGGTCCTCGTCGCCGTCGACGGCGCCCCGCAGAGCGTCGGCACCCACGTTTTGGTCGACGCCGCCACCGGTATCCTCACATTCCAGGCCGGCCACATCCCCGCGGACGGCGCGCTCGTCACCGCCGGTTTCGAGTTCGACGTCCCCGTCCGCTTCGATACCGACAAGCTCGAGGTGAGCCTGCACGGCTTCAGTCACGGCGCGATTCCCTCGATCCCGATCGTGGAGATCCGGCTATGAAAGCATTGAGCGAGGATCTCTCGGCCCACCTCCAATCCGGCGCCACTACAATGTGCTGGTGCTGGCGCCTCACGCGCCACGACGGCACCAGGCTCGGCTTCACCGAACACGATCACGACCTCGTCTTCGACGGCACCACGTTCGAAGCGGCGAGCGGCTTCACCGCCAGCGAGATGCGCGAGCAGGTCGGCCTCAGCGTCGACAACCTGGAAGTCGCCGGCGCCCTCATCTCCGACCGCCTTTCCGAAATCGCACTCGCTGCCGGCGACTTCGACGACGCGGCCATCGAAATCTTCCGCGTCAACTGGCAGGACACCGCCCAACGCATTCTCGCCCGCAAGGGTTCGCTCGGCGAGGTGCGCCGCACCGGCACCGCCTTCACAGCCGAGGTGCGCGGGCTCGCCCACTACCTCCAGCAGCCGCGCGGCCGGCTGTTCCAGTACACCTGCGACGCCGACCTCGGTGACGCCAGATGCACCGTCGATCTCGACCAGCCTGAGTTCCGCGCCATGGCAACTATTGCCGCGGTCACGGACGCCCGCCGCCTGATCGTCGACGGCCTCGACGACTACGCCGCCGGATGGTTCACCCGCGGCGTCTTCGCGTTCACCTCTGGTCTCAACGCCGGCCGCGCCATGGAGATCAAGAATCACCGCCCCGTCGCAACCGGCATGGAAATCGAGCTGTGGCAGCCGATGGGCGAGGCGATCGCCATAGGCGACACCGCGACCGCCACCGCCGGCTGCGACAAGCGGCTCGAAACCTGCACGGCCCGCTTCGCCAACGCGATCAACTATCGCGGCTTCCCCCACATGCCCGGCAACGACTTCGTCACCGCCGTCGCACAACCCGGCAGCACCCCACGGCCGGGCGCCGGCGGCAACGACGGTATCTGATCATGACCTATTCACGCGACGACATCGTCGCCGAAGCCCGGCGCTGGCTGGGGACGCCTTATCATCACCAGGCCAGCCTCGTCGGCGTCGGTGCCGATTGCCTTGGTCTCGTGCGCGGCGTCTGGCGCGCGCTGCACGGCGCCGAGGCCGAGGCCGTTCCGGCCTATTCGCGCGACTGGGCTGAAGCAACCGGCGCCGAAACCATGCTCGCCGCCGCCCGCCGTCATCTTCGTGAGATCGATCGTTCCGCCGCGGCGCGCGGTGATGTCGTCCTCTTTCGCTACCGTCCGCGCGCTGCAGCCAAGCACATCGGCATCCTCACCGACCCGGCGCACATGATCCACGCCATCGAAGGCGCCATCGTCTCTGAGGTTCCACTCGGCATCTGGTGGCGCCGCCACATGGCCGCGGCCTTCTCATTCCCCGGGATCGATTCCTGATGGCTACGCTCGCTCTCGCAGTTGCCGGCGCCGCGGTCGGCTCGGCGCTCCTGCCCGCTGGTTTCACTGTTCTCGGCGCCACCATTACCGGTGCCATGATCGGCTCCCAGGTCGGCGCGCTCGCCGGCAGCTACGTCGACCAGACGCTGCTCGCCGGCTCCGGCCAATCGCGCGCGGCCGGCAGCCCGCGGCTCGACGACCTCAAGGTCACCGCGTCGACGGAAGGCGCCGCCATCCCCCGCCTCGTCGGCCGCTCACGGCTCGGCGGCCAGGTCATCTGGGCGACACCGTTCGAGGAGGAGGTTCTCAAGACCAGCAGCGGCGGCGGCAAGGGCGGTGGCGGCGGCAGCTCGAGCGGACGCTCCTACCGCTACTACGCCAACTTTGCCGTCGCGCTGTGTGAGGGCACGATCACCTCGATCGGCCGCGTATGGGCTGACGGGAAAGAACTCGATCTCAACCAACTGAACTGGCGGCTCCACACCGGCAGCGACACGCAGGCGCCCGACGATTTCATCGTCGTCCATCAAGGCGCCGAAAACGCGCCGGCCTACCGCGGCATCGCCTACATCGTATTCGAGCGGATGCTCCTCGAATCCTACGGCAATCGCCTGCCGCAGCTCTCGTTCGAAGTCTTCCGCGCCGTCGATCCATTCGAGCAGTCCGTCCGCGCCGTCGTCATGATCCCAGGCTCCGGCGAATTCGCCTACGCCACGACGCCTGTCACGCGCAGCGTCGGCCCCGGCCAAAGCGAAACCGAAAACAGCCACACCCTGCAAGGCGACACCGACTGGAGCGTCTCGCTCGATCAACTCGCGGCAACGATGCCCGGAGTCGGCTCGGTCTCGCTCGTCGTCAGCTGGTTTGGCAGCGATCTCCGCGCCAGCGAATGCCAGCTCCGCCCCGCCGTCGACCGCGCCGCCAAGTCCACCTCGCCCATCGTCTGGGGGGTCGCCGGCCTCACGCGAGCGACCGCACCGCTGATCAGCACGCACGACGGTCGCTCCGCCTATGGCGGCACGCCGTCCGACCAGACTGTCATCTCGGCGATCGAGGACCTCAAGGAACGCGGTCACGCCGTTACGCTCAACCCATTCATCCTGATGGACGTGCCGCACGACAACGTGCTCGACAATCCTTACGATCCCGACGCGCCACAACCGGCCTACCCCTGGCGCGGCCGCATTACCGTCGATCCCGCGCCGCTCGTCGAGGGTTCACCCGACAAGACCGCCGCCGCTGCCGAGCAAATAGCAACTTTCATCGGCACAGCCACACCCGACGACTTCTCGATCGTCGGCCGGCAGGTCGTCTACAGCGGCCCCGCCGAATGGTCGTTCCGGCGCATGATCCTGCACTACGCCCATCTCGCGGTCGCTGCAGGTGGTGTCGACGGCTTCATCCTGTGTTCGGAATTGCGCGGCCTCAGCCAGGTCCGCTCGTCGGCCTCCGACTATCCGTTCGTCGCGGCACTGGTCGCGCTCGCAGCCGATGTCCGCGCCGTCCTTGGACCAGCAACGAAAATCACCTACGGCGCCGATTGGTCCGAGTACTTCGGCCACCACCCGCAAGACGGCAGCGGCGACGTCTACTTCCACCTCGATCCGCTGTGGGCGTCATCCGATATTGACGCCATCGGCATCGACGCCTACTGGCCGCTCGCCGACTGGCGCGACGGCCGCGAGCATCTCGACTGGCAGAGTGGCATTCGCTCCCCGCACGATCTCGCCTACCTCAAATCCAACATCCTCGGCGGCGAGGGGTACGACTGGTACTACGCCAGCGCTGCCGACCGCGACGCGCAACTGCGCACGCCGATCACCGATGGCACCGGCAAGCCATGGGTTTTCCGCGCCAAGGACATCCGCTCCTGGTGGACGAGCGACCACTATGACCGTCCCGGCGGAACCGAAAGCCCGACTCCGACCGCCTGGGTACCGCAATCCAAGCCGATCTGGCTCACCGAGACCGGATGCCCGGCCATCGACAAGGGCGCCAACCAGCCCAATGTCTTCGTCGATCCCAAAAGCTCCGAGAGCCACCAGCCGTACTATTCGAACGGCACGCGCGATGACTTGATCCAGCGCCTCTATCTGCAGGCGCTCATCGAAGGGCTCGATCCCGCGCACCCCGGCTACATCGACGGCGCCAACCCGACGTCGGCGATTTATAGCGCCCCCATGATCGATCTCGCGCACGTCTACGTCTACGCCTGGGACGCTCGCCCCTATCCCGCGTTCCCGAACAACACGCTCGCGTGGGGCGACGGCGCGAGCTGGCGCCTAGGCCACTGGCTCAACGGCCGCATCGCGAGCCAACCGCTCTCCGCAACCGTCCGCGACATCCTGCACGCGCAGGATTTCGACGCCCTCGACGTCACCCGCCTCAGCGGTGTCGTCGCCGGCTACGTCATCGACCGCATCATGTCGGCGCGCGACGCCCTCCAGCCCCTCGAGCTCGCCTACTTCTTCGACACCATCGAGAGCGAGGGCCGCATCGCCTTCCGTCACCGGGGCATCGATCCGCCCGTGCTGCTCCTCGAGACGGACCAGCTCGCCGAGCTGCGCGCAGGCGCCGATCTCGCCACGCTCACACGCGCGCAGGAAACGGATCTCCCCGCCTCGGCGCGAATCTCGTATGCCGCTTCTGAAAGCGACTACCGCCGCGCCATCGCAGAGGCCCGCCGCCTCGTCGGTGCCAGCGGTCGCATTTCGCTCGCCGAGCTGGCGATCGTCATGGAAGCGGACCAGGCGACACAAATCGCCGAAAGCTGGCTCTTCGAGACGTGGGCCGCCCGCGACCGCGCCCAATTCGCACTACCGCCGAGCCTCGTCGCCATCGAGCCCGGCGACGTCATCGCCCTCGCCGGCCCGGGCGATCCGCGCCACTACCGCATCACCGAGATCGGCGATCACGGTGCCCGCGAGATCGACGCAATTCGCATCGAGCCCGACGTCTATGCGCCCATCCCCGCGACGTCGCGCACGCCGCCGTCACCGCCGGTGGGTCCCTCCGGCCCACCTGCCGCCGCCTTCCTCGACTTGCCGCTGCTGCTCGGCAACGAGCCGCCGGACGCGGGATACTTCGCCGCGATGCTGCGCCCCTGGCCCGGCGCCATTGCGCTCCACCAGTCGCCGGAAATCGCTGGCTTCACGCTTCGCGCGCTTGCGACCCAACCCGCCACCATGGGCGCGACGCTCGACGACATCGCCGCCGGCCCGACCAGCCGCCTCGACAACGCCACGCGCTTCCGCGTCCACCTCGACCATGGATCGCTCACCTCCATCGGCGATCTCGCTCTGCTCTCCGGCGCCAACGCCGCGGCGATCGAGCACACACCCGGCCGGTGGGAGGTCATCCAGTTCCGGAACGCCACCCTCGTCGCCCCCGCGACCTATGAACTCTCGACGCTGCTTCGCGGCCAGCAAGGCACGGAATCGACGATGTCCGCTTCGCTTGCCGCCGGCGCCCGCTTCGTCCTGCTCGACGCGGCGCTGACGACGATCGACCTGACGCCCAATGAAATCGGCTTGCCCTTCAACTGGCGCTACGGCCCGTCCAACCGCGATCTCGGATCGACGACGTACGCGACGACCACTCACGCCTTCGCCGGCATCGGTCGCCGTCCGCTCGCACCCGTCCATGTGCGCGGTCGCCGCGACGCGGGCGACCTCCACTTCACCTGGATCCGGCGAACCCGCATCGGCGGCGACAGTTGGGAAACCACTGAGGTCCCGCTCGGCGAGGACAGCGAGAACTACGCGATCGACATCCTTGACGGCGACACCGTCGTCCGCACGCTCACCGCGTCGAGCCCTTCCGCCACTTACACCGCCGCCGAGCTGACCGCCGACTTCGGCACGCCGCCTCCCGCGATTGCCGTCCGCGTCTACCAGCTCAGCGCGAGCTACGGCCGCGGCAGTCCCGCCGCCGCGACCGTCTGACCCGCCGACGCCAACTCTACGCACGCAACGGAGATGCCCGATGCAACAGCCATCCTGGATGGCCGAGGCCTGGCGCGAGCTTGGCCAGTCCGAGCGTCCCGGGGTGGCGCACAATCCACGCATCGTCGCGATGTTCGACGAACTCGGATATCCAAATCAGTCTGACGAGACGGCGTGGTGCGCAGCTTTCGTCGGCGCCTGTCTCGAGCGTGCCGGCATCGCCAGTACGCGCTCATTGATGGCGCGATCCTACGAGGCCTGGGGTGTCGCGAGCGCCGCGCCGATCGCCGGCGCCGTCGCCGTTCTCCGCCGCGGGAGTGATCCCGCGCTCGGCCACGTCGGCTTTCTCGTCGGCGCGTCCGACGCCCACGTGTTTCTACTCGGCGGCAACCAGTCGGACGCCGTTACCGTCGCCCCGTTCGACCGCGATCTCGTGCTCGCCTATCGCGCGCCGCACGGAGACGGCGAGCCTCAAAAGCTCGACCCGCACTTCGAGACCGCGCTCCGCCACGTCCTCGACATGGAAGGCGGCTGGTCCGACGATCCGCACGATCCCGGCGGCCCGACCAACAAGGGCATCACCCTCGCCGTCTACGCCCGCGAACGCGGCATCGACGTCTCAACTGAAAATTTCGCCGCGCTGAAAGCCGCGTTGCGATCGATCCCCGACACGCTCGTCCGCGACATCTACGTGCGCCGCTACTGGCAACCCGCCCACTGCGCCGCGCTCCGCGCGCCCCTCGCGCTCATGCACTTCGACGCCGCCGTCAACCACGGCGTCTCGGCTGCGACGCGCTTCCTCCAGGAGGTCCTCGACGTCGACATCGACGGGGAGATCGGCCCGATCACTCTCGCCGCCGCGCGGAAGGCGCCGCTCCGCCAGACCGTCGCGCGCTATGGCGAGATCCGGCGCCGGAGATATCGCGCCCTCCCGCATTTCTGGCGCTTCGGACGCGGCTGGCTACGGCGCGTCGACGCCACGCTCGCTGCCGCCGCACACCTGATGCCGCCAGCTCCACCATCCACCAACGACACCGCATCAACCCAGGAGACCCCCTACATGACCGGACCCTCCGACGCCCCGACCACCAAGCCCTACGCCACCGCTGAAACCGACACCAAGGGCTGGTGGCAGTCGCTGACGATCTGGGGCACCCTGCTGACTGCCTTCACGACCGTGCTGCCGCTTGTCGGCGTGGTTCTCGGTGTTGCGATCACGCCCGACCTCGCCGACCGCATCGGCCAGGACATCGTCCTCGTCGTGCAGGCGCTCGGCGGCCTCATCGGCACAGTGATGGCATTGTTCGGCCGCGCCCGCGCCTCAGCGCTCCTCCAGGTCCGGACGGCACGCACTGACACGTAA